AACAAGAAAAGCATTTAAAAGCAAGTCTTGAAAAGTTTGGAGTAGTTGAACCAATTATTTACAATAAGCAAACAGGATATATTGTAGGAGGTCATTTTAGAGTACGTGAGTTAACAAAACTCGGATACAAAGAAGTTGAATGCGTAATAGTAGATTTAAACGAAGAAGATGAACGCGAATTGAATATTCGATTAAACGCAAACACTGGAGAATGGGACTGGGATAGTTTAGCAAATGAATGGGACGTTGAAAAGTTAGACGATTGGGGTTTAGATTTACCAATTGATTTAAGTGTTAAAGAACTTGAAGCTGAAGAAGATGAATTTGATGTTCCCGAAGGTGGAATTGAAACGGATATTGTATTAGGGGATTTATTTGAAATAGGTGAACATCGTTTACTATGCGGCGATTCAACGGATAGCGATTCAGTTGCTAAATTAATGAACGGAGAAAAGGCAAATTTATCTTTTACAAGCCCACCATATAACGCAGGAAAAAGCGAAATGCTAAGCGGGAACACCCATACAACTGATAATAAATATAATGAATATAGCGACAATCAAAAACAAACTGATTATTTAGATTTATTGGTAGGATTTACAAACAATGCTTTATTATTTTCCGATTATTTAATTTGTAATATTCAAAGTTTAGCGGGAAACAAAATTGCATTAATTGAATATTTAAACGAATACAAAAATAATTTTATTGATGTTGCTATTTGGGACAAAGGACACGGAGCACCTGCAATGGCTGAAAATGTTTTAACTTCGGCTTGGGAATATATGTTTTTTATATCGTCAAAAGAAAACGCAAGTAGGGCAATACCAAACGCAAATTTTAGGGGAACAGTCCCAAATATATATAGAGGTGCGCCAAATAGAAATAATGAATTTTCAAATGTTCACGCAGCAACATTTCCTATTGATTTACCTGAATGGGCTTTGCAATTTACAAAAGAAAAAGATATTGTATTAGACCAATTTTTAGGAACAGGAACAACAATGGTTGCTTCTCACCAACTTAAACGCAAATGTTACGGTATGGAATTAGACCCGAAGTATTGCCAAGTTATAATTGACCGTATGAAAAAACTTGATCCGAGTTTAGTTATTAAAAAGAACGGAGTTGAATTGAAATAAACAGCGAAATTACAGCGAAATGCCAAATAAAGAAAATATAGAAAAACACGAATTCAAAAAAGGCGAAAGCGGAAACCCTAACGGAAGACCTAAAGGAGCAAAGAACCGAAGCACAATAGCAAAGTATTGGTTAGAAGTTAATCAAAAGCTAAAGAACCCTTTAACGGGTGATGAAGAAACAATGAGTCAAGAAGATTTAATGACTTTGGCACTTATCAAAAAAGCACGTGAGGGAGATGTAGCAGCGTATAAAGCGCTAATGGATAGCGGTTACGGTGCGCCTTTACAACAAATTGAACAAACGATTTTAGAACAACCAATATTCCCTGATGTTTCTGCGGACGACTTCGACGAATAAAATACTTAAACTCAAAAAGCGAGTTCGTATTATTCAGGGCGGAACGTCGGCTGCCAAGACGTACGGTATATTATCCGTTTTAATAGCGCGTGCTTCTGCAATACACGGACTTGAAGTTAGCGTAGTTGCTGAAAGTATTCCGCATTTACGTAGGGGTGCGTTAAAGGACTTTATTAAGCTAATGAAGTGGATGAATAAATGGCACGAAAACCAATTTAACAAATCGTTATTAACCTATCAATTTTTAAACGGAAGTAGCTTTGAATTTTTTAGTGCTGACGATTCAAGCAAATTAAGGGGTGCAAGGCGTGATGTTCTATATATAAACGAATGTAACAACGTAACCTTTGAGTCTTATAACGAACTTGCTATACGTACAAAAAAAGCTATTTATTTAGACTTCAACCCGGCAAATGAATTTTGGGTGCATACTGAACTAAAAGACGAACAAGACAGCGACTTCTTAATTCTCACGTACAAAGACAACGAAGCCTTAGACAATAGTATTGTACAACAAATAGAAAAGAACCGTTTAAAAGCTGAAACAAGCGCATACTGGGCTAACTGGTGGAGGGTTTACGGATTAGGCGAAATAGGAATGTTAGAAGGTGTTATATTTAGCAACTGGAAAACTATCGATATACTACCTAAAGAAGCGAATTTAATAGGTATTGGATTAGACTTTGGGTACACGAACGATCCAACTGCAATAATAGAAATATACAATTACAACGGGCAACGAATAATAAACGAACTGAAGTATCAAACGGGAATGTTAAACAGCGATATAGCAAACGCACTACCGAAACACGTACCCGTTTACGCTGATTCAAGCGAACCGAAAAGCATTGAAGAAATAAAACGCTACGGAATAACTATTAAAGGCGTTACAAAGGGCAAGGATTCAATTAACTACGGAATAGATGTAATGCAAAGGAATGAATATTTAGTTACTTCTAACAGCGTTAATTTAATTAAAGAGCTACGAGCCTACTGTTGGGACACTGATAAAGCGGGGACACGTTTAAATAAACCTATTGACACAAACAATCACGCTATTGATGCGCTACGATACCACGAAATGGAAACTTTAGGAATGAATAGTAACTACGGTAAGTACCATATTTGGTAAATAAATAATAGTTCGCACCCGTTCAAGTATGCAAATAATGTGCAAATACCTTTTTGCTAACGTCAGCAAAATGCTACATACTACAAAAACACGAATAAAAAGTTAATTAATAAGATGAAAACAGAAATTGTAATCCCTACTTCATTAAGTGAAATACCTCTAAAGAGTTATCAGGAATTTATGAAGGTAGTAGAAAAGTCGAACGACGAAGAATTTATAGGTCAAAAGACTATCGAAATTTTCTGTGGTTTAAAAATGAAAGACGTAGTTAAAGTAAAATGGAGCGACGTTAAAAGTTTGACCCTACATTTAAACGAAATATTCAAAGCGAAGCCTAAATTTCAAGCTACATTTAAAATAGAAAATACTGAATTTGGTTTTATTCCTAATCTGGAAGATATGACTTTTGGAGAATATATAGATTTAGAAAGTAATATTTCAAGCGTAGAAACTTTTCACAAAGCTATGGCTGTAATGTACCGACCTATTACAAAGAAGGTAAAAGACCGATACGAAATATTTGAATATACGGGTTCGGACGAATTCAGCGATGTAATGAAGTACGCACCTTTAAATGTTGTCTTAGGTGCAACGGTTTTTTTTTCGACTTTAGGAAGCGACTTAGTACAACATACGCTTACCTCTTTGGAGACGGAGATAAAGAAGAATCCGAAGATAATGACTTTAGCGAAAGAACGCAATTTAATAAACGATGGGGATGGTACAATTCAATCTATGCGCTTTCTCAGGGAGACGTTACAAAGTTTGATGATGTTACCAAGTTGGGGGTTAGAAAGTGTCTTACCTACCTCACTTACGAAAGACAAAAACGAGAAATAGAAGATAGAGAATTAAAAAAAATACAACGACATGGCTAATTATTACACGGTATTAGATACGTTAAAAACCAACTTAGAAAACGATCCATTTGTAAACACGGTTACACAAGGTGATATTTTCGGAGTAGATTTAGCAAAGCAAACTATATTTCCTTTAGTTCATATCATAGTAAATAACGCTACGTTTGAAAGTAACATAATTCGTTTTAACGTAAGTTTAATGGCTATGGATATTGTCAACAAATCAAAAGACGAAGATACGGACATATTCAACGGAAACGACAACGAGGTATATGTATTAAATACTATGCTTTCAGTTCTAAATAGATTGTACGAAGAACTACGAAGGGGTGATTTATTTACTGATGCTTTTCAAGTAGATGGTAATCCAACCTTAGAGGCGTTCGCTGAAAGATTTGAAAACTATTTAGCTGGTTGGACTATGACTTTCGATATTTTAGTTCCTAATGAAATGACTGTTTGTTAATGAGTGAAAGATTAAAAGCCTTAGAAAAGTTTCGTGATTTGGTAGTAGCTGAAGCGAAAGCTAATTTACAAAGGTTGGGTAAAAATTCAAGCGGTAAATTAAGCAATTCAATAAAAGGCGAAATAAAAGAGATGCCTAATTCAATAGGTATTTATTTCGAGATGGAGCCTTACGGGAACTTTCAGGATAAAGGTGTTGACGGTAAACGAGTAAAACACGGTTCGCCTTATTCGTACAAGGATAAAATGCCGCCACCAAGTAAGCTGGATAAGTGGATAGTTCGTAAAGGTATTGCACCACGAAACAACGGTAAATTTGCTGCGCGTTCTGTTTCTGCTGCGGGGTTTAAAAAAAGTATTCAATTCTTAATTGCACGAAGTATTTATTTCAAAGGAATAAAACCAAGCCTATTTTTTACAAAGCCATTTGAAGCTGCCTACAAAACTTTACCTGACACGTTAATAGATAAGTACGGTTTGGATGCCGAACAGCTTTTAAATGAAATATTAGACCAAAATTT